AGCATTTCCTTGTTTACCATTCTAATTTTTTTGAAGTCCTCTATCATTGACAAACTATGAATCTCACGCTTTTCACGATAATATAAATCATGATTACCAGTGATCATTATAATCTCATCAAAGCTCTCATTGAGTCTTCGTAAGTTACTAGTGGTGTAATTTAATGTGCTAACATTGATACTAGCACGATTGTGATGCCAATCGCCTAAAAAGAAACATTTTTTAATGCCTCTTTTATGAGCTTCAGCAATCATCCATATGATAAAATCTTCACAATCCTGGTTATGATATCTACTGTTATTCTTCATGCCAAAGTGAATATCAGTAAAGATCACTGCTTTGTCAAAAAACATTTACTCTCCTGCTTCGTCTGTTTCTTCGTCGGGAATTTCGTATGTTGTTACTTTTACTGTTGGGTTTTCTAGTTTCTTTTTTTCTTCACTTCTAAGATGAGCTTCCCATTCTGCATTAAATGTTCTAGTGCTACTTGGATTTAGCCCTTCCTCTTCTAGTAAGTCATCTCTAATATTCTGACTACGTTTTTCTAAGTTTAAAACTCTTGTAAAACTATTATTAATTGCCGCAGTATAATAAGCAAATGGGTTTTGACTTTTAAGTTCATTAAATTGTAAGCCAATTTGTGCAAGTTGTAACAACGCCTGTCCACGCATCTCATCTACATATGTGTATCCACGCCAGTTACCTCGCATACTATAACGTTCGCATAGTTTAATATACATTTTTGCTAAAGAATCTGTTGTTTGCCCATGATGAACATTAAAATGACCGTTATCTTTTCCACCTTCCCAATGGCTTCTAACTACTTCACTCCATTTGCCATTCTGCATTGCATAATGTTTAAATGGAGGAAAATTACATTTACTATGTAAATCTGCTTCTGATTTTGGTTTATTTTTTCTATTTTCTTCTGGTATATGATTAAATGTCATTACACGTACTACAATGTCATCATCTTTAATAGTATCAATATCAACTGCAAAATCTGCAGCTCTTGGTTTAGTTTTCTTTCCTGTTAAACCTTGCTCCCATCGTCCTACTTCAACTTGGTGTGCTAACTTTTGTAATCTTGTTGCTCTGTTTTGTTTTGCTTCTGCAATTGCTTCTTTTGTTATTTCTTCAAACCCAGTTACAATAAGATCAAAATGTGTATAATTATCATCTTTAGTCCAGCAATACGTCATTTTACTATTATGTATTTCTCTTAACAAATCTTTGTTTGTTAAATAAAACGTTTTCTTTTTGATTGTCATAATGTGAAAGTTCCTTTATGTAATTAGTATTATACGGCATATGCCGTGTCTGTGTCAACCTGTTTTTTTAAATTGATAAATACTACGAACGGAGAAGTAATTATGTTAATTGAACATGTTTTAAAAGAGGGCGTAGACAACATAGCTGTATTTTATGGCGGTCGTTTTCAACCTATGCACCAAGGACATCACGATGTTTATAAACATCTAATCCAAAAGTTTGGTGCTGATAATGTATTTATCGCCACAACATTTAGCCAAAAAGCTGTGAAAGCACACTCACAGGGCGACTACGGTAGTGATCCTTTTACATTTGATGAAAAGGCAAGTATCATGAATAAGATGTTCAATATACCCGGTGATAAGATTATTAAAACTAATCCATATAGACCAGACATGGCATCAGCAGGTAAAGACCCAGAAACTACTGCACAAATACTTGTGTATGGTGAAAAAGATGCTAATAGACTTGCTACAGGCGGTGAAGGGTTCTTACATAAATTACCAACCGATATGAATGAATTAGTTCCTACAGCACAAGAACGAGGCTACGTATATGTAGCACCACTTATGCAAGGTGGAATGAGTGCAAGTGATTTCCGTGCAACAATGGCTAAAACAATGGACGAAAAAGAGAAACAACAAGCATTTACAAAGTTTTTTGGCAAATTTGACGAACAAGTTTATCGTTTTATTGAGGAGAGATTAACATAATGGCAGGCGTAACAAACAAAGCAAAATTAGTATTAAAAGAAAAAGGTAAACCATTTTTTACATTTGGGATTATGCAACCACTTAGTAATGAAGGTGGTGTAGTGTTTCCTTTGACACCTACTATTCAAATGTCACATAGTGCTAACTATGGAACATATGATGTGACTGGATCAATATATCAACAAAATTATTATATTAACACACCAAATCCGCCTATATCAGTAACAGCATTGTTTCCTTCTAATACAGAAGCTGAAGCAAAATATACAGCGGCAGCACTACATTTTTTTAAATCATGTATGAAATCTGATTTTGGTTCACAAGCAGGACCTACAGCAGGTACTCCACCACCAATATTAAAGTTTAGTTGTTATGGATCAGTACATGCCTCAAACGTTCCGTGTGTTGTTAGAAACTTTACATACACATTACCAGAAGACACAGACTACGTAGAGGTTGAAGCAGGAAACGGTGAAATGATTGCCATTCCTACATTATCATTAGTATCAGTAGAATTAGTACCTCAACTTCCACCAAAAGCAGTTAAAGATAAGTTCAACATAAGAACATATGCAAGTGGAATTGCATTAAACGGCGGTAACCCAGGAGGATTTATTTAATGGCAGATTACAGAACAGACAGTTTATACAGAGATACAAAAATTATTAATAAACAATATTTAGATGTATTAGATGTCAACAGTATTGATACAGCTAATACAACAACCAAACTGTTAATACTAGAAGAAAAATATAATGAGAAACCAGATCTGTTAGCATACGACTTGTATGGTAACGCAAAATTATGGTGGGTGTTTGCTTTATTTAATCAAGACGAATTAGCAGATCCTATTGTAGATTTTAAAACAGGTTTAAAAATATCAGTTCCTATAAGGTTCTCATAACATGGCATTCGAAGATACAACAGAAACATCAACAGTTAAAGAAATTAGAGAAATAAGAAATCTATCTATTTTAAAAAACACTGTTTCTCCTAATTGGCTAAGTTTAGTTGATAGTCCAACATATCTTTGGACATTATATCTTGTAAGCAATGACATTTGGAATGATCCTAACTTAATAGGAAATGATGATGCGGCCTTAAACAACAAACAAGCATTTATTGTTGCTAAACAAGGAGTAGACGCTGAATTTAGTTTAGACAATTTTATGTCATTAGCAACAATCACACCAGGACAAAAACATGGTAATGCTACTCCTGGTATAATACAATTTGATTTATTTGAAACTTTAGGATTTACATTTATGGATAGAATCCTAACTGCTGGTAAAAATCTTGGCAAACCATCTAACTTGTATTCACAAAATTTTATATTGAAATTAGAATTTAAAGGAAGAGATCCAGTAACTAGTGCAAGTGTTCCATTTCCTGGTGTATACTTATATCCAGTTAAGTTTAATCAAATAAGAAGTACTACAGGACCAGAAGGAACACGATATAATATTATTGCATGGTCTTCTCTTAAACACGCACAAACAGAAGGTGTATTAGATTCTGATGTTACTATAGAAAACATTAGAACAATAGAAGATTTTGTTAAAGGATTTGAAAAAGAATATAATGATGGACAGTTAAGTCTTATGAGTCCAATGGACCAAAGAAATGGAGTGCCAGCACCTAAACAAATAGAAATAAAGTTTGATAAAGATTCATATGCACGACCAGGTACAGAAAGAAAAATTAATGGAAATCCGTTATCTTGGTTTCATCTGCCATCAAAGTCTTTTTCAGGCACAACAGACCAATCAACCAGTACTAGAACTGGTTCAGGAAATCCATTTGGATATGAAGACACAAATACAGTTACAGTTGAAAGAGAAACTAACATCGGTATGTGGCTTCAAAAAACAATATCTAATAATTGTACTGCTTGGAGCGAATGGGTAATTGAAGCAAACAAGTTTGGATTAACGCCTCATATAGTAGTTGAAAGTGCAGTAAAATATCCACCAGGTACAAAAAAAGAAAACTATGGTAACGTTGAGCCAACATTAATTGTATATACTATTAAAATAGGATATGGTGATACAACATACGACGCTAGTATAGCTGAAGGAAATAAAAAATTAAATGATACAAAACACCAAGTGGATAGATTTAAAACATTACCTATTGAAAAAAGTTACACATATTTGTATACAGGTTTAAACACAGAAGTAATAAATTATCAATTAGATGTACAAAATTTATTCTTTGTATTAGATCAACCAGGGGCGGCTACATTTGTAGCAGGTAAAAATTCAGAAGGTAAACAGCAATTTACGCCAACTCAAATAACAGATTCTATATATCTATCAGATATAAAACAATCATCTGTTGAATTGGGATATTTTAATCCAGTAGTAGGTGGTGTTGCAAAAACAGATTCAGCTGAAAAGGCGCAAGTAAATGAATATAATTTAAATGAAAACTCAGCACTAGCACGTAGATTACAAGACATGGCTAAGAGAGAATATGATGCATTAAATGTTTCTATAGAAATTAAAGGTGACCCACATTGGATGGGCAACATGCAGGCAGTAATAAAAGGAAAGTTAGAGAAACCAGACTATGCTAAACAAGATGCACTTATAACGTTCTTACAGTTTAACCCTAATGCTGATAAGTTATTAACTGAACAAGTTAAAGGTGAAATTGATCCAATTAGTACAGGAATATATAAATTAACTACAGTAGAAAGTAGATTTCAAGGTGGACGATTCACCCAAACATTAAACGGATACAAAGATGTTAATTCAAATACGTCTTTATTGTTACCGAGCATAATAGAACTATCAGGAGTATAATATGGCAGGATTAATAAAACACGACGGTGTACATGTTTCAAACAGAGGCAAACAAAGTAGTGAAATAGGTATTAACAACCTTAGTGGAATATATGTTGGTGAAGTTATTAATAATACTGATAGTTTATATACAGGCAGAATAACTGTACGCATATCAGAGTTTGGTGCAAAAACTTCTGATAGGATTTGTTTATTAGTTACACCATATGGTGGGCATACAAAAATTCAAGATAGCGGTAAAGATGTAAAAAAAGAAGCACAAGCACCAATAAGTTATGGTCTATGGCCACAGCCACCAGAAATAGGAACAAATGTTGTTATAGCATATACTGGTAGCATGGAGCAAGGTATTGTAATTGGTTCTCTAATAGCCAAAGACAGAAATGCAATGATGGGTGGTAAAGCAAGTGGACAAGTTTATGCTAATGATCAAACAAGTTTAGGAACTGCCGTAGAGAAAAATCCACATGATATAACGGATGCTGACACTAAACCATTAGATGAATACTTTCAAGCAATATTAAATCAACAAGGACTAAGTATTGACTATGTTAGAGGACACAGCCAAAGTAGTGCAAGAAGAGAATCACCTAGTAAAGTTTTTGGAATTACAACACGACAAGGGCATGTTCTTACAATGGACGATGGTGATGCTAATGGCGCCAGTAACAATATTAGATTGAGAACCAAAGGTGGTGCTCAAATATTAATGGACGACAGTAATGGTTTTGTTTTTATTACAAACCAACAAGGCAGTGCTTGGGTTGAAATGGATATTGCAGGGCACATAGATGTTTACAGTCAGTCAGGTATAAACATGCACACAGAGGGTGATTACAATGTACATGCTAAAGGCAGTATTAATATGCAGGCTGAAATTGGAGTTAATATAAAAAGCTCAGGTGGTGAAGGAATAAAATTAGAAACAAGCGTAGCTGGTGTTGATGTATATAGTGCGTTAGATATAAACTTACAAGCAGATGCTAATTATAATTTACTAGTAGCAGGAAACATAATTTCTAAAGGTACTAGAATAGATATGAACGGCCCTGAACCAGGTACAGCAACAAAACCTACAGTACAAAATCAAATATCAAACACTAGTGTAAAGACTAGTATAGCAAGTAGAGTACCTGAACACCATCCGTGGCAAGGAGTTAGTGGAGTAGAAGAAACATTTACAGCAGGAAAAGGGAACACATCATAATGCCAAGTTTTAGTTTACAATCAACAGTTGATAGTAAAAATCTAATAGATTATGGATTGTTTACCGTAATTGACAGTACAGCGGTTAAAACATTAATAAACTTGTCTGAACACGAAGCAAGTGATAAATTAATTAATTTTAAAATTAGAAGTACTAGATGGTTAGGCTATGCAAAGGATTCAGTTATTGGATACAAAGGAACAGTAGGTTTAACTAGTAAAGGATTAACCGAGGCAGAATCTTATACAAATTGGATAGAAGAATTTAAAGACAAAGAAAGAAGTTTTAAAAAACAACTTCCATTAACTACATTATCACAATCACAATATGATGCAATGTTAAGTTTATATGCAGATACAGGATCATTTACTCATGTTGGTACTAAAAACAGACAATTTGAAATATTAGAATTTATTTCTAATAGACAATGGGAACATGTGGCCACTGCATTAACACTTAGTGGTGCTGATAGGCTTACTAGGCAAGTAGAAGCAAAAATATTAATATTAGGTGACTATGGAACATATAAAAATAGATCTTATATTAAAGAAGAAGGTATACGAACTCTTATAAAAGATTATAGTACTAATCAATTAAATGATGAACAAACGAAACAAGCAGAGTATGTTTATTACGCAGAAACAAAAAGATTCCTCCCTAATATGACTGAAAGTAGAAAGAGACTTCTAGCAAACGAACTCAGTTAATTCATAATAATCCAATCATAAACTACATAGTTAATCTTTTGCATAAATAGTTGTATGAGCAATATATTCGGATACACAACTATAAGCGAACCTTACACAAGTAAGAGTCTGAGTGGCTTAGAATTAGCCAAACAGGATCTGTTAAATCATTTTAAAATCCGTAAAGGTGAGAAATGGTCAGACCCTACGTTTGGATGCAACTTAGAATTATATGTATTTCAACCGTTAGATCAAGAAACACAAGATAGCATCAACGAAGAGGTTTATAACGTAATAAGTTATGATCCTAGGTTTGAAATATCTGATTCAATTATAAATGTTGTACATGATGCCCATTCGGTAACAGTTAATGTAAAATTAACTTACTTACCAACAACAACTGCGACCGAGTTGCAGATTAAATTCGATAAAGAATTCACAGAAAACGAAGAGTTTTAATTATGGCACAGAAATCAAGACAAAATAAACTTTTTGCGGCAGAGGACTTTACAGTAATTTATGAATCATACATTAATGCAAACTTTCAAGCATTTGATTATGATACTATTAGAACTGCAATGGTTGACTATGTACGCAATAATTATCCAGAAAACTACAATGACTGGATAGAATCAGCTGAATTTGTTTCACTACTCGATGTAGTCGCACAATTTGGGCACAACTTAGCATATAGAGTAGATATGAATGCTAGGAATAATTTTTTAAGTACATCAGAACGACAAGAATCAGTTTACAAATTAGCAGAATTTTTAGGTTATCAGCCAAGACGTAATGTGCCAGCGTATGGCGAGCTAAAAGTAGTAAGTGTTAAAACAAACGAAAATATTATTGGAAGCGATGGAACAAGTTTGGGTGGAACTGATATTAAATATGAAGTTTCAAACAATGTAAGTAACTTAGATGATTTTATTACTATAATGAATTCAGTTTTACAAAATAGTAATCATTATGGTAGTCCAAAAAAATCAGTAGTAATTAATAACATAACAACAGAATTTTATGATCTTAATAACAATCCTAATCAATTTAAATTTGATGTTAATGGAGCAGTATTAGGTTCTTCAGCTACATTTAATGTTATAAGCAGTGACTATGATAATACGGCAAAATCATTTGCAGAAAAATCTCCAGACTCTGCAGGAAGTTTTGGAATATATTTTAAAAATGATGGCAAGGGTATAAACAGTGTTAATACTGGATTTTTCTTTGGCGTTAAGCAAGGAACATTACAATATGAAGATTTTACTATAGATACCCCAATTGATAGTATGTCATTAGATGTAACTTCTAAAAATGTAAATGACACAGACGTATGGGTACAGAATATTGATAGCACAGGCGGCATTGTTAAAGAGTGGACAAAAGTAACAGATGTTAATAGTAATGTAATTTATAATAATCTAGCAACAGGTGAACGAGATATATTCAGTGTAAAAACAAGAGAAGATAATAAAATATCAATTTTATTCCCTGATAGTACTTTTGGTAATATTCCAAAAGATACAATTAGAGTTTGGTATAGAACAAGTGCTAATAGTACATATGTTTTAAGACCAGATGATTTAACAAGCAAAAAAATACAAATAAACTACACTGGGTTTGATGGTAACATATATGTAGCGGCATTCACTATGCAACTTAAACAATCAGTATCAACAGCAAGTTCAAATGAAACTATAGATGAAATAAGAGAAAACGCACCGAAGAACTATGCTAGTCAAGACAGAATGATTACTGCACAAGACTATAATACTATGTTAGGAAATTCTAATGGAGGTATTATAAAAATTAAAAGTGTTAATAGAACATTTAGTGGGCATAGCAGATATTCAAAATTTATCGATCCTACAGGAACATACAGTAATTTATATTTAACAGGAAACGATGCAGAAATAAGATCAGCTGACAACTTAGACGAATCTGCAACAGCATCAACTGAAAATGCAAAGTTAATATATGAGAAATATGTAAAAGATATTTTAAATAATGATGAGTTTGTAAATTTATATTATACAAGATTTAGAAAACATTTTGTAGCATTGGCAGTTGCAGGTGGTCACTTTGATGGCACAGTTGAAACAAGTGGAAGTGACAAAGGGTTTTCTACAGACACAACTGAAACTGTACAAGCATCTTCTACTTATACATGGAATACTGATAGCACTACTGCAAGTAATATTTTAAATGGCTATTTTACAGATCCAGCAAATGCTATTAAGCGAGTAGGTCCTTCAGTAAGTGATTATACGCAATACATTAATCCAGGTGCTTTAATTAAATTTAAGCATATTGATACAACAGTAACTCCTAATGTAACTACAACTAAGTGGGCAAAAGTAGTTAATATAGTTGGGCACGGACTTGGTATAGAAGGTACAGGAAGTAATGCAGGACAACCAACTGGTAAACAATCAGATGGTACTGGTGCTATTGTATTAGATGTTGGAATACCAACTGGTAGCACTATTGAAATTGTATACCCAGGATTATCTAAAAAGTTTTCTACTAGAGAACAAGAATTAATTACAGATCTGTTAGACGCAAAAAGATCGTTTACTATAAAGTATAGCCCAGCAACTAAAGCATGGGTTGTAGATGTAACACCTGAAGTATTTAATGCGACAACTACTTTCCCTACAAATTTTGATACTGAAGATGCAAGTTGGGTTCTTTATTTTAATTATGCAGACACATCATATAATATTTACTTGAGAACACTAGGAATTAAATTTAAAAGTTCTAAAGTAAACTTAGGAAACATTAGAAATGAATTAGAGATAGGAACATATACTAAAAAAGCAAAACGAGATATTATTACTATGTTAGGCTCAGATGGCACAAACATAACTAACAAAGGAACTTTCTACGTATATGGTTATAATGTTTATGTTAATTATAGTGATTACAGACTAACGTTAATTGATGGCAATGCTGACAACAGACCAGATAATCCAGATACATTTAGAGATGTAGTAGGCGTAGGAAAAACAACATTACTTGCTACGGACACTGTTCCAGTAAACTTTCAATGGGAACATATTGCCGCAGACAATCAAGTAGTAGACCCTAGCTTTACAAACATTATTGATGTATTTGCTTTGTCAAAAACATATGACACAGAATATAAAAATTACTTAAATGATGTAATCATAACAGAACCTACACCACCAACTAGTTATCAACTAGGAACACAATTTGCTGGCCTTGATGGTAAAAAAGCAATAAGTGATACTATTGTTTATAAACCTGTTAAGTATAAACCAATGTTTGGAACACATGCAGAATCACATCTTAAAGCAAGGTTTAGAATAATTAAATTATTTGGTTCTAACATTACTGACAGTGATTTAAAATCAAAAACAGTATCAGCTATAGATGCTTTCTTTGAATCAAGCAATTGGGAATTTGGTGAAACATTTTACTTTACAGAACTAGCGGCATATGTACATAAAGAACTCGCTGGTGTATTAAGTAGTTTTGTTATTGTACCACAAGGAGCAGGTAGTGTATTTGGTGATATGTTTGAATATACACCAAACACAGATGAACTTATTATAGCAGATGTAGATGTAGATGATATTGATATTATTGAGAACATTACAGACGCAAACATTAAAGCAGGAAGTTAATAAATGGCTAAGAAACGATCAGGACAGCAAACGGTCAATAATGTAAAATCTAGTAACTTCTTACCTACTGTTTTTCAAACAGAACTTAATAAAAGTTGGTTAGATAGTACACTTGATCAAATGGTTTCTAAAGGACCACTTGAGAATATAGACGGTTACATTGGAAGTAGAAACGGAAAAGTATCATTAGCAAGTGACGATTATTTAGAAACAAAAGAAACTAAAAGCCAATTAAAACCTGCAGTCGTTTCATACAATAAACAAAAAGAATTAACAAATGCAATTACATTTGATGATGTTGCACATTCTATTAATACAAACTTTAGCACATATAATTATAATGCGGCATATGCTTCAGACAGATATAGTTTTAATCCGCCAATTAGTATTGACAAGTTTGTTAACTATACCAACTATCGTTGGGTAGAAGAATTACCTGTATACGAAAGTATATGGACAGGTTCTGCCAAAAATCCAATAACAGATATACAAACTAACGGCAAGTCACAACTAGTAGATGATAACAATACATTTACGGTTGAAAACAATATGCTTATTAAGTTTACTGGTTCTGGATGGAACGCAAGTGTTTTAAACAAAACATATATAGTAGCAGGCTCGGCAGGTAAACATAAATTATACGAATATATAGATGAGAACGGTGTTAGAGTATATAATAACAAAGTACAACATTCACAAGCCACAGACGGTGTATGGCATAACAATGTATTATTTAATGCAGAGCCTAATCAGACAGCACCAGATGGAAGCGGTAATTATTGGACTCCTGGTGGGTTTACACCACAAGACATGGTAACTCTTTACAATAATGACAGTCCAAGATTACCATTCTTTGATGGGTTTAACTTCCCACAACTAACATCAAATCCTACACAACTTATTAGTGATATGCTCGTAAAATTTACAGGTGCTTGGGGTGCAGGAACAAATACAACTGATATATTTTCAATAACAATTGATGCTACTACTGGTGATATAGCAATAACAGCGGCAACAGCTGCCCAAATAATATCTGCAAATGAAACATTATCACCTGATAATAACTTAATGTATTGGGGTGGCAATGCAGTAGTACCAAAAAGAGATTATATTGTTATTACAAAAGATGATCCATTTCAAACTGCATGGAGCAGAGCTAACCATTGGGTTAATATTAGTACAATTAATAAACTAGTTGACCTTATACCTACTTACGATTTTACTGAAATTAAAAATATTAAAAGAAAAGCACAAAGGCCTATAATAGAATATAATGCTGGTATAAACTTATGGAACCAAGCAGAACACACAGGCGTTCAATACTTAGGAGCAGTACACGGGTTAGCACAAGCAGACACCAAGCCAACTACAGTAGGTGACAAGTATGTTTATATTGATAATAGTGATTACAAAATTTATACAGTTGCATCAGGTACAGATACTTCAGTAGATTTAACAGACAATGATACGTTCTCTGTCAAGTCTACTTTACATAGTTCGTGGGAGAACGCAGATGGTTATTGTATTGATGGTACAATTACACTAGCACAACAAAAAACAAAAATCAATCAATATCCTTTATATAAGTTTTATAACATGGAAGGTGAATCATTAGAAGGTGGGTGTGGTAAGTCATTTACAGGTGATAAGATTTTTGGTTACAAAGTAGGAACAGGTACAAACGATACAGAGCTAGGATTTCCATTAAGTTTTAAAGATACGCCAAAGGGTGCTGAATATGAATTTGAAAACTTTATTTTAACTAACAAGTATTATACTAATCACTCAAATGCAGAATATTCAAAAGCAACTTATTCAAAAGACCAA